GGATCTTGTGCAACGGCAGGAACTGCAAACACTGGTGGTGGCGGTGGTGGTGGTGGTTCAGGTAGTAATAATGGTGCTGCTGGGGGTAGCGGAATTGTAATAATAAGGTATAAATTTCAATAGGTAAAAATTATGAGTGAAGTAAAAGTAAATAAAATTAGCCCACGATCCGGAACAACGGTAACGCTAGGTGATAGTGGCGATACATTCACAATTCCTAGTGGTGCAACAATTAATAACCAAGGAACGGCAACAAACTTTGGTGCAACAGGTTCGGCGTCTTGGACAACAACAGTTAAAACAAATTCAGATTCAGGTTTTACAGCAGTCGCTGGTGAAGGATATTTTTTAAATACAACTAGTGGTACAATATCAGTTAATCTTCCAGCAGGAACTCCAGGAGCTGTTGTTGCATTTAAAGATTATTTAGGGACCTTTGATACAAACGCAGTAACATTAGTTCAAAACGGTTCAGATAAAATTGGTGGTTCAACTATTAATGCGACTTTAGAAACAGAAGGTATTGCAGTAACATTAGTATTTATAGATTCAACACAAGGTTGGTTAGTAACAGATGATGGTTTACAATCACAAGCATCAACAGCACAATATGTAACAGCAACAGGTGGAACTATAGTAACCACTGGAAATTTTAAAACTCACATTTTTACAGGACCAGGAGCATTTTGTGTGTCTTGTGCAGGTAATGCCTGTGGTTCAAATACACTAGATTATTTAGTAGTAGCAGGTGGTGGTGGAGGTGGTGCTTACAATGGAGGTGGAGGTGGAGCAGGCGGTTTTAGAGTTTCTAATTCTGCAGGTTGTGTACCAGCACCTACTATGTCACCTTTAATTGCTCCAGCAGGTTTAACGGCAACACCTGGATCATTTCCAATTGTAGTAGGTGGTGGTGGTGCAGCAGGACAAGCGCCCACTCCTAGTATGGGAGTAACGGGATCAGTTTCAACTTTTTCAACAATATCTTCAGCAGGTGGTGGTGGTGGAGGCAGTGCTTCTAATGGTGGATTAAATGGTGGTTCAGGCGGCGGTATGGGTGGTGAGTCACCAGGAGGAGTTTCAGGTGGAACTGGTAATACACCTCCAACAAATCCAGCTCAAGGAACAGATGGTGGACTAGGTGGTATAACACCAAGTGGTAGAGCTAGTGGTGGTGGTGGTGGCGTAGGAGCAGCTGGTGCAGATGCACAATCAGGCGACCCAGCTTGTGCAGGGCCAGGTGGTATTGGTTCATTTATAGCAGATGCTTTTATAGGATCCCCTTCAGCACCAAGTTATGGAACACCAGGACCGACAAGTTTAACAAGATATTTTTCTGGTGGTGGCGGTGGTGGAACTGAAAGTTCCCCTAGTATTCCAGGAGGTTTAGGTTCAAATGGTAGTGGTGGATCAGGTGGTGGAGGAGGTGGTGGTCCGGGGCCAGGTGCTAGAGGAGTAGGAACATCTGGAACAGTAAATACTGGTGGAGCCGGAGGTGGAGCATCAAGAAGAGATGATGCAGGCCCTCCTTATTCCAATGGTGGAGCCGGTGGATCTGGAATTGTTATGATAAGGTATAAATTTCAATAGTTGAATGGTAATTAAAAATAAGATATAAGGAGAATAATTATGGCACATTTTGCAAAACTAGGAGCTAACAGTAAAGTTATTCAAGTACTCACTTTGAATAATGGTGATATGTTAAACGCTGATGGCGTTGAAGATGAATCAGTAGGTCAACAATATTTAGAAACACATAACAACTGGCCTGCACAAATGTGGATTCAAACATCTTACAATACATCTGGTAACAAACATAATTCAGGTGATAACTCTAAAGCATTTAGAGGAAATTATGCAGGTATAGGTTATACTTGGGACGAAGATGATCAAATCTTTTGGCCTAAAAAACCTTATGCATCTTGGGTAAAACATAATGCATCAGCTTCTTGGAAATCACCAATCGGTGATGCTCCAGCATTGACAGCTGAACAAGAATCACAAAATACAGCAGATACTCATTCTTGGAGTTATGTTTGGAATGAAGCAAATACAACTTGGGACTTGACAGACGGTTTAGCATAAATTAAAAATGGTGGTGGTATGCAAAAGAAAGTATTAAGCGAACAAGCTCTATATTATGGTGATGTGGCAATGCCTAAAGATTGGGACATTGACCGAGATAAGTTATCAGGTGATATTTTACAATCAGTAATTCAAAACAAAGATTTTCCGTTTTCACGAACATTCGATATGTTAAACACATATATGCGAGATCACGTTAATCTTGAATATGGTTTCACTTTAGTTAACAAAGAAACGTGGGGTAACATCTATAAACCTAGCGAGACTACAATTCCATTATTAAATATTGATCCAGTAGATCTACGAAACTCACCAGATTATACACTACTCTATGGTGTAAAAGTCAAAGATTGTTTTGTTCGAATACATTATGAAGATAACAGACGTAAAGGTAGATCTTGGGACATAGAACTTAAAAATAATATGTTTATTATGTTTCCATCAACTAATATGTATTACATAACCAATAATCAAAAGGATAGTTTAAATTTTATACAAACTATATTGTATGAATATATATAAAAATTTTATATCTAAAAAAAATTCAGATACAATACATAAAGTTTTTTTAAGTAATATTTTTCCTTGGTATTACATACCTAAACAATGTGCAGAAGGAAAAAAAGATACTTCTTTTTTAAGTCATAATTTTTTTAAAGATGAACAAGTATCTTCATCTGCTATGCATTTAATAGAATCAATTATAAAAAAACTTAAAATAAAAAAGTTGTTAAATGTAAGAGCTAATTTATGTTTAAAAGGAAATTTAAAATGCAGTTGGCATACAGATAAATTTACTGCTGATCTAAAACATACAACAGCTATTTATTATGTAAACAATAATAACGGCTATACAGAATTTAAAAATAAAAAAATAAAATGTGAAAAAAATAAAATAGTTATATTCGATGCAAACAAAAAACACAGAGCTGTTGGTCAAACCGATACAGAAACAAGAATGGTAATAAATTTTAATTATGAATCTTACTAATTATTATTGGTATTTTAGTGGTGTTTTGACACCTAGATTTTGTGATGAAGTAATTGAATATGCTAATGCACAAAAAGAAGTTATGGCTAGAACAGGTGGTTATGGTGATAGAAAATTAAAAAAAGAAGAAGTATTAGATTTAAAAAGAAAAAGAAACTCTGATCTAGTATGGCTTAATGACACTTGGATCTATAAAGAATTACATCCATACGTTCATAGAGCAAATCAAATGGCTGGTTGGAATTTTGATTGGGACAGATCTGAATCTTGTCAGTTTACAAAATATAAACTAAATCAATATTATGATTGGCATTGTGATGGTTGGGATAAACCTTATGAAAAAGAAGGACCCGACAATGGTAAGATTCGAAAACTATCTATGACTTGTCAGTTAACAGATGGATCAGAATACAAAGGTGGTGAATTAGAATTTGATTTTAGGAACTATGATCCACATATGCGAGACGAATCAAAACATAGAGTACAATGTAAAGAGATATTACCAAAAGGATCTATTATTGTATTTCCAAGTTTTGTGTGGCATAGAGTTAAACCAGTAACATCAGGCACAAGATATAGTCTTGTGGTATGGCATTTAGGGAGGCCTTTTAAATAATGTTTATAAATAGTTATTTTCCAACTGTAATATGGAATGAGGAAAAACCAGAGTTTGTTAAATCGTTAAACAAAGCGAGTAATAAATATATTAAAGACGCAAGAACAAGAGAAAAAGAATTTATAAAAAAACACGGTGACTTTGGCAGATCGTATCACTCAACACCACTTACAGCTGACAATGATTTTTTAGATTTTAGAAATTATATTGGTCAGAAGTCTTGGGAATATTTAGATCATCAAGGTTATGATATGCAACAATACTCAACTATGTTTAGTGAGATGTGGGTACAAGAGTTTGCTAAAAAAGGTGGTGGACATCATTCAGCACACATACATTGGAATCAACACGTATCAGGATTTTACTTTTTA